TTTCCATGTTTTAATCTACAGTATTCTTTAGCCAATTCCCATAATCTTTTCTTTAATTTCTTTATTATTTTTTTTTCTAATTTTTTAGTAAATTTTACTTTTTCTAAATTTACTATTATCTCATCTTTTGATTCAACTATCATTTTTTATTAAATTAGATAAAAGTTTAATTGTTTCTTCTTCTTTGTTCTTCTTATAGAAATCACTAATATCTTTTTGATCTAAATCACCAGGTATATTATATTTTTCAATTTGATATATATCTTTATATTTTTCACCACATCTTACTCCAGCTTCATCGTTATCAAATAGAGTAACTATTTTAGTAAATCTCTTTTTTAATTTTTCTATTTTATCTTCCGATATTAATATATTTTCAGATTGTGGAGCAATAGATATATAATTCATTGATTTTAAACACATTACATCTTTTAAAGCTTTTGTTATAATAAGAAGATCACCATGTGATATTAATTGACTATATCCCTGAATTATATCTGAGGAACAATTAGTAAACCATTTATTCTTATTTGTTGTTTTAGATGTATCATATATTTTAAATGTATTAATATTATTTTCAAAAAATCTATATGCAAATACTAATTTATTAGAGACATAATATATTTTATTATCAATCCAATAATTTGAAATATTATATGTATTATACTCCTCAAGTAGATTCAAATTTATACCATAATTCAACCAATAATCAATAGCTTCTTTATTGTAAGGTTTAATTTTTATTTGTATGTTTTTAAAATCTTTTTTATCTATTTTTGGTCTACTTAGTCCTAAAAAAGAAGTGGTTCCACTTAAATCATAGTTTATTTTATTAATAGCACCATGATAAGTAAGACCAAATAATCTCATTACAAAATTTACAGCATCACCATGTTCACCATTACCGAAATCTTTCCAATAATATTTTCCTTTTTTCTCGTATATATTAAAAGATGGATTTTTCTCATTTCTTAAAGGAGATAAAATGCATTTACCTAATGAAAACTTTGGTATGTAATAAGAAAATATATCTAAATCATCATAATTGAGTTTTGAATAGGGTTTAATTATATACATCGATAATTATAGTTTCATTGGTAAATAAATAGGTAGAATACCATCAAGTACTACACCTGTACCAACTATTGATTTTTTAATTTGATCTTTGGCATAAGCTGCCGCATAAGTGGAATCATCTATTGCTCCTCCTACATTCATACCCCAAACAAGATCTTTTTTACTTGCTGAGTAGTTTATACCAGCCACAGAGTGAACATGTCCTATAACACAATTTTGACGGTATTGGAGAGCTAATTTTAATGCGGATCCTTGTCCAGATAATCCAGTACCATGAGTATAATGAACATCATCAATTTCCCATGATTCTGCCCAATTCCAACCTTTAGGAGCTTTCCATATTTCTTCATAAGACTTTAACATTTGTTTTGGTATTCCAGCAGATCTTGATTTTCTGAAGATCCTAGCCGAATGATTACCAATACAAACATTAACTTTTGGAAAAGCTTTATACCATTTTTGCATATCCTTTAAAGCAGCAATATACTCATTGCCCGCTGATAATCCATCAGGATCTTTCTCATAGTCAGATAATGCACAATTATCAGTTTCATCACCTATGTCTATAAACTTATTACATTTATATTCTTTTCGTATGTCTATACAATGCTGAAGATAGCCCTCTTTTGTAAAAGGGCTATGTCTATCAGCAATAATCAAAACTGTACTTCTTTTCTTAACAATATTCATTTAATGATTATTATATAATTAAATAATTAGCTGTCTTACTATTTGGAGAAGGAAGTCACTCCTATATACTATGTTTCAAGCTCACATCAAATTTTACTCTGACTAAGAAACCAAATAATAGATAGTAATTTATGAACTTTTAATGAATAATATTTTGGTTATTCAGGCTAATTATTTAATTAATATTTTTTTAATTAGAATGGTAGATCAGAGGACGGAGTTCCACTTACAAAACTATCTGGTTTTGCAAGTGTTTTATAATCATAAGGATTATTTCTATCCAATTCTTTTAGTTTTGAAGGTGTTGTAGAAATTGATTCTGTTGAGTATTTAAAACCCATTTTTGCTTTAAACCAATTACCTCTTCCTTCTTTACCTTGAATTTCTTCAGCTACAAAACGATGTCTGAAAAATTTACCAGAAAGAGATTTTTCTAGATTTTTACCCATCTCTGTAAGATTTTTACCAGAAATTAAAGATTTAATTCCAACCGCATTCAAGATATAACCAATGTTTTTAGTAGAATTTTGTTTTGCAAGTTCTGAAAAATAAAGAGTTCCAGTTGCTACTTTACCTTCTCTATTTTCAAATGTAAGGTCCAATCTTGGAGTTTTACCATCTTCTTCAGTTGCTACAATTTTGGTAACTTTAACTTCATGAATTCCTGGTTTCAACCAAGGATTTTCGTTTGTTGTTGTTTGTTCTTCTTGTTCACTTTTAACTTCGTAATTCATTTGATTTTTTTGTTTGATTTATTGATTTGTTTTAATTAACTTAAATTTCAAACTTTAAATTAAGCTAATTTTTCTTTTTGTTTTGTTGTTGTATTTCCTTGAAATTTTATAATATTATCAAATATTAATTTACCATCATTTGGAATAGTTAATTCAGAAATAAGTTCAGACGAACATTTAGCAGAAGTTCCTTCTTGAAATGTATTATACCAATATATTGGTTTCTTTGTTGTATCATCAAATTTAGAATCTGCAAATAGTACTACTGAGAATTCTCTTTCTATCTGACCTCTCCACTCTTTACCTTTAGTTTTAACCATTTTTTCGTTATTACCATCAACATTTTCGATTACTTCATAGTGAGCAGTAATAAACATTGTTTTTGGTGCTCTTTTAATCAATTCTAAAAGTTTAGAAATACACTCATTATAATGATTCCAAACATCATAACCTTTTTTGGTTTTTCTTGCTTCTGTTAAAGAATATTCTAAAATAGCACTAAAGCTATCGATAAAAACCAAATCAATCTCTGGATTTTTAACATATTCTATAATTGCTTTATATGCTTCTTCAAAATTTGAAGGTCTACTATGATACTTAAATTTTGTACCAAATAATAAAGGTTTATTTTCAGCATTAATAAAACCAGTTGTATTTTGATTTAAAGTTTTAGAAGTAAAAGTTTTACCTTTACCACTACTTCCAACCAATAATACTTTAATAAAATCACTCATTTTGTTTTTTTCTTTTTATTTATCTTTTTGTTTATATATTTTATTACGATCGTCAATAACATTTCCTGTTATAATATTATCTAGTAACATTAAAGCATTTGCAGCAACATGAGCCAAATGATGATAAGTAGATTCGTCTATATTATTATTTGTTAAATACTCATGTAAATGTCTTTCTAATGCATCTGTTAATCTACTTGATTCAATTTTACCAGAATAATTATATTTACCATAATTCTTAGCTCCATAAGTCATAACTTTTGATACTTCATAGAGAGCCAATCTTGGAATATTAGAATATCCTGTTTTACCATTGTCAAATTTTTTAGCTTTTTTCATTTAATAACTATAAATAGAACTATATCAAATAATACCAAAGAGATATAATATCTATGAATTTGATTTTTCTTATTATGCACTTTAAAATGAAATAAAGAATTACCTTTATGTATAGAAATTTTCATAGATATTTTTTATAAATTTTTCTCTATCCATTTAGCTATTTCTTTAAATGACTTTTGTGAATAATCATTCATATCAACTAATTTTTTAACCAATTTGTTTCCTTGAGAAGTACCCTTTAAAATTTCAGGGATTTTACGACTGTTAGTAAAAATAATAAAATTACTATTACTTTTACAATTAACTATATCACAAGCAACACCCAAACAACAATATGTATCTGTATTTACATCATAAATACGGTCTTTTCCTTGTATATATTTTCCAGATTTTAAAGCTTTTATCCATTTATTTTTAAAAGCTTTTGGTAATTTACCCCATTTAGATTTTTTTATTTTTTTATTCATCTTTCTTTAACTAATTTATTAATTTTTTCATAGTCTTGAGTGGTAAAATCTTTAGGATAAGGTAACTCACTAAATTCATTGGATTCTGGTAAAAATAATAATCCAATAGATAAACCATCCCTTGATAATCTATTTTTAATGATTCTGAGCATTCTAAATCTATCTTTTAGATTATAGGGTGCACCAGCAACATTAATATTATATCCTAGACAGGTTTGCATATCCATTTTATAAGCATTCATAAGTCCTATTGCTACATCACAATCTTGAAAAGGGTTTGTTGTATCTTTAAAATCATTATGTTGTGGTGCTATATCTACACCTTTGTATTTGGCTCGGTCTATACTACTCACTTTAGTTGTTAACTGTAATTTCATTTGTTATAGTTACAGATCAGACTATACTATTATCCTTATTTTAAGGATACTCATTGGTAGTCGTTGAGAGCTTATTAATATTTATATTAATATTTATATTAATCTATCTCTGCTGATTGTCCTCTTCAGGAGTTTCCAGCATATTCTGAGTTATTCAAAATATATCACTATATTAGGGGGCTGAGTAAGTCCATTTAAATTTTTTATAGATTCCATTCTTTTTTAAACACCTAGTTATATTATAAGAAGAAAGATTTAAATTAGTAGCAGCTTCAACAGCACTAGACCATGTTTTTATTAAAACACCATCTAAATCATATTGATTTATACTTCTATGTCTTCCTTTTCTATTTTTTGGAAAAATTCTTCTAGGAAATTTCTCTTTAGATACATCAAGTCTGATCCAATAGTAATTTTTACATGTTTTTGTAAGATTACTTGTAATAGCTTCATAAATTCTTGTATATCTATTTCCTAAAAAGTTATGAACATCTTCAATAGTTCTAAATACTTTAACTATCTTACCAGATTTATCATAACATCCAAAATAATTAGAATTAGTCTTAATTATAACTTGACTATTCTTAAAGTCAGAAGAATGAGAAATAACAGTAGATTTATTATAACCATATTTCGGATTATCCGATTGATATTTGTTGATATAAATTTGTTCTGCTTTTCTTAATATTGATTTGCTAACTTTAACAATAATTATAAACTCAAAAGATTTCTCTCCATATTTATTATAAGAAGATTGTAAATGTTTATTTATATGATTATTTGATCTTAAATTTCTTATATGATCTTTAAATCTTTTATTTACATTATAAGAACTCCCTATATAAACTTTATTGTTTATTTTGTTTAATATTTTATAAACACCTATTTCCAAATTAAATGATTTTTTGTTAACCCTTGATTAAATTGTTGTATATTAAAGATTGTCATACCAAATAAATTTCTAAGTCGAACACAATATTCTGACCACTTATCAATATTTTCTTTAGCATCAAACATTTTACCAGATTTACTCTCTCTTTTTAACAAATAAATATGGTCAACAACAACAATGTTATATTCTGTGGCATCTTTTGGAATAAATTTAACTATTTTATCCTTAACTTCTCCAAGTTCATTTGTATATTGAGTTTTCTCAAATTCGCCTCTTTTTTCCATAAAATGAAATATCTCTTTATTCATACCTGTTGGATTATTAGCTTCCCAATACCAATTTACTTTAGACCATATTTCATCTAATTCTGGTAATAAATCTCTTACCAATGCTTGTTCTTCAAGATCCAGTCTAAGATTACCAAATCCTTTTATTTTTTCAGGTGGAATAACTCTATTATATTTTTTAAATATCAGAGAAGACAACCAATTAGCCTTTTTAGAGACTTCATCTATCTCAAATGAGTAATAATGTATATTTATCTTTATTCCTTGTTTAAAAGCTTCCCTTATAGCATTTAAGAGCATAAAATCAACAAGTGTAGTCTTTCCTCCACCAGATAATGCTCCTATTAAATAATAACAGCTTCTTTGGATACCAAAAAGATACTTATTAGCCTTATTTAAACCATTATCTAATCCCTTAAATCTACCTTCTAAACCAGCATTAATTCTTTCTTCAAAATTCATTATATTATATCATTTTCAGATGGAGAATTGGATACATCTTTCTCTATGTTTATATATTTATCCCATGTAGCTTTATTTAACCAGACATCAAATTCCTGCATATATTGTAGATTATCTCTCATAACCGTTAATTGATTATCAAGACCATCCATCATTTTTTTAGGAAGTGTAGGTTTATTTTTAACTATTGCTTTCCATTTATTAAAACTTTTCAAATAACTATCACCTTTAGACTCACTTCTAAGAATTCTACTTCCACCTTTTCCATTTGGAACCTTTCTTGGATACATACTCCAAAGTTTATAAAAATCAGCATCTTTTATATCAAACAGATTTTCAGCTTTAGATTTAAGATATACTTTATCAAAATCTATATCATCTCTATAAGTTATTCTAATCCAACCATTTAGAGCTAAATTAGGTAAAATACTTAATAGTGATTTTTGATTTACCCAACCAAAAATACCAATGTTTTTAAAAGATTCGAGTGTTTTTATATCCTTATTATAAAGCAATTCTAAAACACAATATTCATTTGGACTAAGTTCTAATTCATTTAATTTATTTAAATCTATATACATTAAATTAAACCTTGTGTTTGATAAATAATAGTTAAATCTTCTATTTCAATATCTCTTATATTTGTTTCTAAATTTTCTAAATTTTCTAAATTTTCTACATTTTTTTCATTTTCTTCATTCATTTAAAATAATGTTAACTGTTTATCTTCTATTGATTCTATAATTTTTTTGCATTCTATGATATAAAAATCATAATTTATATCATATTCTTTAGTTTCTCTCTCTATATATTTATTAAATATTGTTACTTGAAAATTCTTATTAATAAATGATTCTTTTAATTTTTTAGGATATACTTTTACAAAAGTAGAACCTTTATTAGAAATATAGTATCTTGTTGTTTTTTGTTGTTTTTCTTTTATTTCTTTATATAAATTTGAACCGTTTACATTTTCAATACCAATATATCTTATTTCTCCATAACTATCAGATTTAAATTTTTGTCTTCCACAAAAATCATAAATATTATTGTGATATTTTATAGTTTCTTCTATTGCTTTTCCTTTAACAAAATAATTTGATAAAGCTATTTGTACTATTTTAAAACTGGTATCCTTATGAAATTCCTTATTTATTTCAAATAATCCTTTATATTTAACAGAATTATCAAATTTAACAGCTATATAATTATTAACATCATTAATAATCATTTTTTTATATTCTACAAATTCTAAATTCAAACCAGTATATTTTTCCCATTGTTTACATATAGAGTAATATTTTTCTAAATCTGATCTTAATAATTTAACAGTAATACCATCTGTATTAATTTGAAGAAATTGTAAACTTGAAATTTCTCCTAAAACTTCAGAAAGCATACTCAGAAATAATTGACCGTTTACTGTAATAGCCATTGTAAATTTAGGATCATATAAAAATGAATTTTTATCGGAACTCTTACCATAACTACCATTCAAAGCCAATTTTAATCCTTCATTTACAGCTTTATCACCATTTTTCTTAGCTATTATTCTTTGTTCAAGTATAGATTTATAAATTTTAATAAAAGCTTTTCCAAGATGTTCAGGATAAAGTTCTAGTAATATAGATAAACTAGGATATAGCGAACTTACATCCGCATCTATTATAACATATTTATCATCAGATTCATAAATTCCTGGTTTAATACATCCATGTCATTTTGTTATCGTAAAGGCTTTTTATCCTTTACTTCTTATTCTTATATATTGAATAAGTTCGGCATATATTTTCATCCTAAAAGGATGTTGGATACTCTTGGTAGGATTATATTCTCATTAAGAGTTTCACCTACTATGCTCTACACTACTTAACTTTATTAAAGGTTAAGTTAGCACGGTATTTTCAATATTAAATTTAATTTTCTTTCTGCTTAAATAAAAATTTGAATTATTATATAAATAATTGTAAAGTTTACTTTTAAAACCTTTTCCTGTATTAAATAACAATCTAAAATAATTTATAGTTTTACCTTTTTCTTCAGTTAACCTATAAGTTATTTCGGGAATATTATTACAAATAATATCTTTAATTTGTAATAAAAAATATTTAGAAGTTGATACAAATTCTAAATTACTTTTATTAATACATCCATCTCCATCAAAGAATCCTCTTATAAAATGATTTAAATATTCTTTTGGAATATTATTAAAATCAAATATAAAATCTTGATGATATGTTTTATTAGGTTTAATATTCATTTTTATCAAATCATCAATAATTTGTGATGATGAAAATCTAATACTTAAACTTTCCTTTCTATTTAATGCTCCTTTTGTATTATGAAATTTTTTAATTTTTGATTTAGGAGAAATATAAAATTGTAATAATTTTATAACTTCTTCATCATCTATAGAAACTAATATTGATAATCTTTTTGAATATGAATAAATAATATTATTTTTCTTTTTAGGTTCTATTGATATAGAACCATCAGCAATAATATATCCTAATAAATAGGATTTTATTTCTGAATCTATGTTACTAAAAAAGTTGTTATTTTTAGGAATTTTTTGACCTTTAGTATTTATAGATATATTATAATATTTTATCATTTCAGATAATCTTCTTTCAGGAATTTCTAAAATTTTAGAAATTTCTTTTATACATTCTCCTTTTTTAATTAAATTTAATATTTTATTAACATCAAATTTATCATTCCATTTGTGAAATTTTTGAACACTATTTTTCATTGTACATATTATTAATATACAAATATACAAATAATATCCTCCAAATCCAAATTTATTTTGTTAAATAATATTAATTAATAATGAATCCACCGTTTTTACCCAATTTATTACTTTTTAGTTACCTAAAAAGAGGACACACTCTATCCCACCTGTACCATAGTCAAATTTAAAATTTTTAAAGATAACAGAACAATCAATGCTGCCTTTTGTTGAAGTTATAACCTTGGATTTAAACGAATCTAAAACATTATTGAATTCTTTTGTTTTAAATTCTATTTTATCAGAAATTATATTTTTAATTGTTATCTTATTTCTCGGACTTCTTAGTAATTTGACTTCTCTTTTATCTTTTCCAATTTCTTTACTAATTAAATCTAATATAATATCAGATCCTATTTTAGTATCGTTAGAATTTATTAAATATAAATTATATTTTTTTGTTAATTCTTTTCTTAATTCTATTTTATCTTTGCAAAGTTTATAAAATTCATATGTACTTTTAACGTCATTTTTATTATAAACTAATATCTCTTTAAATTGATCTGGAGTTATAAAACTACTATGATTAATAGGCATATCCAATACATCTGGATAATTCATCCAGCATTGTAGAGATTTTAAAGAAGTCATTTTAGCCTTATTATCAAAATGATTTATAGTAAATAAATCCAATTGAGGAATTATCATTTTCCAATGAGGAATTTGATATTTATATTTATCAAAATCATTTTGTATATTAATAAGTTGTTGAGCTTTACCATATATCTCTTGAGCTATTGTATTAGGATTTTTAAATTTATTAGTTAATATAAAATGTAGTATTGGATAATCAAAAGAAAGATTATTAAAACCTATCTGACCATCCAAAGATTTTAGATGTTTTACTAATTCTTCAAATTGATTTAAAGATTCATGTATTATAAATTCAGATGTTTTTTCAGTTCTAATATTTAGTCCAACATAAGTAAAACAGTTACTTAATGTTTCAATATCATAAACTTCACTATTTAATTTTATACTCGATTTCATTTAATTTTTGTCTTAAGAAAGGCAAAGCATCTATAATGGCATTATTTCTTTCTTTTCTGTAATTTAATTCTCTTTTTAATACCATCTTTAAATATGGAATACTATGTCCATCTAATTCATTACCTTTATGATTAGAAACTATATTATATGTTGTTTTTATCTCTTTAGAAGACATATTTTTCAATACTTTAAGATTTGATAGTGATTTCATATTTTAGTTTTGTTTTTAATTTATAATAAAGTAAAGAAGGAACCTTGGGTATATAGTTATCCCCTAATATAAGACAAATCTAATATTATACTCCTCCTTTATATTTTAATCTGTTCATATTTAAATTTTATTTAATTTTTCTTCAATTAAACACTTTTTTAAATAATTTTTTTTAGTAGCCTCAGTTAATAGCTTTATACCTATAGCATCACCAAATTTCTTACAACAAGTGTCTTCAGGATTTAAATATTTAGCTAGTTCATTTTCTCTTATTATATAGAAACCTTCATATACAACATCTATAGTTTCTATTTTTTGATAATTATAATCCAATACTAATTTGGGTATAATATATTTAACCCAATTTTGAGCATCAATCCAAAACTCTTCTTGTTCTATATATTGCTTACCATATTTTAAAAGACAATTATTTATATCTTTTTCAAATTGCTCTTGAGTTTTATTAATATCTGGATGGAAAAACAAATAATTGCTTTCAATTTCCCAGTCTTGCCATTTAAGTTTAAATACTTTCATAATGTTATTATAAAAAGAATAAATATTATTCTAATCATGTTTTTCTAATTCTTTAATTTGTATATCTGATCTTTCTTCAACTAGTTTCATATTTGCTATAATTTCTAAATTTATAGTATCATATTGTAATGGTTTAAAATAAGAAGCATTAAATAAAGTAGTAATAGATGCTTTATTACATTTATAACAATGACTATGGACATAAGACATACCACAATCTTTAAATTGTAAAACTAAAGGATTACAAGGACAAAAATTTTCTATAATGTTAGAAATTGTATAAATTTCTCCTTTAATAACATTTTTGTTAGGCCATGTAAATAAAGCTACAACTTTTTGTCCTATTTTAAAATTATTATTCATTATTATTCATTTTTATCAATTAATATTATTTTTTTAAATAAAAGTTCAATATGTAAATATCTTTCACGATATAGATCATAATAACGATTATGATTCACATATTTAATACTAAACAAGGATCCATCTATATCATATTTATCAGTATTATCATTAAAATTAGGCAAATTTAAATAAAATATTTCAAGCACGAAAAATGTATCTTTGAGAAAAACGAACCTAAATTTTAATGGGTAGAAATCCCAATAATTATAACCTCTTAATATTTTTATAAATTTTTTCATTTAAATATTTGATGTGTTATTCCCTTAGATAATGTATATAATCCACAAGCTATTCCAAATTGTTTTAAACATCTTTTAAATGATCCTTTTTTATAATCTAATAGTAATACTCCACCTATAACGAATCCTTTGTTTAAAGTTCTTGTTAGATGATAACCATCAGTTAATCCAACTAATAAAGTTTCTGAAAATGGAATATTACTATTATATTTATTTTGCCAACTTATACTAGGATCAAAATATTGATCGTTTAAATAAGGCAATTTATCTTTAACTTTAGAATAGTGAAATAATAATTCTTGATTAAATCCATCTAAGAATCCTGCTAATATAAAACAAGTATTTCTACTTATATTTTTACCTTTAGAATTAACTAACATAATACTTAAACAACTAATAGTAGCAGCACCAGAGGTAATATGAATTATTGTACCTGATTTTGTATTAAAATCTGACATATTATAGATAAAAAATAATGGAACAGAAGTTATTCCAAACATTACAGAATTATCTAACTTTAATTGTTTATCACTTAAAGTATCTTGAGAATAACAATTAAAAGAAATTAACAGGAATATAATAAAGTTTTTCATTTAGTTAAAGATTTTAATAAT